TGCCGCGCCCTGGTCCCCCGTGGCCGATGCGACGACCACCAGCGCATCCCGTGGGCAGGACGCGACGACAAGGCCAGCAGGTACGGCATCAGCTCCGGCAGATGGCGCACGCTCAAGCGACGCGTCACCGCCCGCGACAACGGCTGCTGCTACCGCTGCGGCATCGAGCAGCCCGACCGCGAGGACGATCCCGACGGCGAGCACCAGCACCAGCTCGACCACATCAGACCGATCAGCGAGGGCGGAGCAGCCGAGGACCTCGACAACCTCGGACTCATCTGCCAGCCGTGCCACCTCGTCAAGAGCAAGGAAGAGGCCGCGCGTGCCAACAGGGCACGCCGCAAGGCCCGCTGACCCACTGGAGGACCACATGGCAGCGCATGAGCCCCCGCAGGCCTCCCAGCAGGCCGTCCAGAGCCTTCCGGAGGCTTCCCGCGGGCCGATCACGGCTCTCGTGGCCGCCGAGCTGGCCGACGAGCTGATCGCAACGGCCAACGCAGACCGTCACGCCTTCACCTGCGGAGACACCGTTGACCAGGTGGCCGCATGGCTCCGAGGCCACCGTGCCCCCAGCGCCCTCCCGGGGGAAGGGGAGTCTGGATCGCTGGACTGATCGTCTGGGGGCCCGGCGCCGTCAGTGCGGCACACACACGCTCAGAATTGTGAACTCGAAACCGGGGAAGTGACGCAGCGTCACCAGGGAAACCGCAGGTCAGGGGGTTGACATGGGGCGCACCGCGAAGCCCGCCGGGCTGAAGTTGCTGATGGGCAGGGCCGAGGGCCGCGACTCCGGGGGCCGCCCGGTCAACCCGGGGCCGGCCTTCCGACGGATCCCGCCGAAGGCCCCGACGTGGCTGTCGCGAGAGGCGGCCGCCGAGTGGCGGCGAGTCGCCCCCGGGCTCCAGCGCCTGGACCTCCTGAAGGAGGAGGACCGGGCGATGCTCGCCGCCTACTGCGAGACCTGGTCCGTGTTCGTCACCGCGACCCGCGATGTCACGGCGAAGGGGCTGACCGTCAAGCAGGTGACGACCAGGCCGGACGGGTCGACCAGCGAGAAGACGATCGCGAACCCGTCCGTGGCCATCGCGCGCAACGCCGGCCGCGAGCTGCGCGGGTTCGCGGCCCAGTTCGGCCTGAGCCCGTCCACCGAGCAGGCCCTGAGCAGGGGGGCCGACGATGGCGACGAGGACGACAACCCGTTCGCGTAAGCGGGCCGAGGCCGAGCCGGACACTCCCGTCCCCGGCGCGTACCTGGACGATGCCGAGCTGGAGCGCCTGAAGCTCTCGCCGGAGGTCGGCTGGTACCTCGTCTCCCGGGGCATCGCCCTGCCGGACTGCCCGCCGCTGATCAAGACCCCCGAGCCCCGCAACGTGCCCGGGGCCCGGTTCGACGCCGAGCGCGTCGACAAGGTCATCAAGTCGTTCTCCCTGCTGCGCCACACCAAGGGTCAGTGGGCCGGCCGTCCGCTCGTGCCCGACCCGTGGCAGGTCGCCTGGATCATCGCCCCCGTCTTCGGGTGGGTCGCGTGGGACGACGACGCCGGCATGTACGTCCGGATCATCTCCGAGCTGTACGTCGACGTCCCCCGGAAGAACGGCAAGTCGACGCTCTCGGGCGGCATCGCCATCTACATGACGTGCGCGGACGGCGAGCCCGGCGCCGAGGTCGTCGCCGCGGCGACGACGAAGGCCCAGGCCGGGTTCGTCTTCACGCCGATCAAGCAGCTCGCCGAGCGGGCGCCCAAGCTCAAGGGGCACGTCAAGGCGTACCAGGGCAAGATCATTCACCCGAAGACCGACAGCTACTTCGAGGTGATCGCGAACGCGGCGGACGCCCAGCACGGCGCGAACCTCCACGCCGGGATCATCGACGAGCTGCACGTCCACAAGAGCCCGGACCTGGTCGAGGTCATCGAGTCCGGTACCGGCTCGAGGCGGCAGCCCCTGATCGTCATCATCACCACGGCGGACAGCGGCAAGCCCGAGACGATCTACAACCGCAAGCGCACGCGCATCGAGCAGCTGGCGCGCGGCGTGCTCGAGGACCCGTCCGTGTACGGCGTGGTGTTCGCCGTGCCGAAGGACGCCGACCCGTTCGTCGAGTCGACGTGGCGGGCGGCCAACCCCGGCTTCGGGGTGTCGCCGACCCGGGCCTACCTCGCCCGCAAGGCGAGGGCCGCCCAGCAGTCGCCGGCCGACCTGGCCTCCTTCCAGCGCCTGCACCTGGGGATCAGGACCAAGCAGGTCACCAAGTTCCTGGACCTGGACGCCTGGCGCGCGAACCAGGCCCTGGTCGACGAGGTGACGCTGCGCGGCCGCGAGGCGTACGGCGGCCTGGACCTCGCCAGCGTCAGCGACCTGAACGCGCTGGCGTGGCTGTTCCCGGACGACGAGCACGGCGGCCTGGACCTGCTGCTGCGGTTCTGGACGCCCGAGGACAACCTCAAGGCGCTGGACAAGCGGACCGCCGGCGCGGCCTCCCGGTGGGTCGCCGAGGGCTGGCTGAAGACCACCCCGGGCAACGTCACCGACTACGACGCCATCGGCGACGTTGTGCGCCGGGACCTCGACCAGTTCGACGTCAAGAGCCTCGGGTTCGACCGCTGGGGGTCGACGTCGCTCACCAACGACCTCGAGGGCGAGCGGGCGCCGATGGTCGGTGTCGGCCAGGGCTACAAGACCATGAGCCCGGCACTGAAGGCCGTCAAGCGGCTGCTGCTGCAGGGCGAGCGGCAGGTGCGGCAGGGTGGCCGGCCCATGCTGCGGCACGAGGGCAACCCCGTCATGACGTGGATGATCGACAACCTCGCCGTGCAGATGGACGCCTCCGGCAACGTCAAGCCCGACCGGGCCAGCAGCGCGGACAAGATCGACGGGGTCAGCGCAGTGTGTGACGCCATGTCCGAGGTCCTCGCCCGCCCGCCCAAGCGCGTGTCCGCCTACGAGGACGCCGACTTCGAAGCGATCTGATCTGAAGGGGGTGGGCGCATGCGCTGGTGGCCGCGCCGCCGCAAGACTGCCTCCGGGCAGGTCATCGACCAGGACGGGGTGCCCGTGCTCGCCAAGGCCGCCGAGCAGTTCAGCGACCTGTCGCAGCTGGGCGGCTACCTGGCCGCCAACGGGATCCGCGTGGTGGACCCTGGGGTGCCGCTGTCGAACTACGCCGACACCGCGGCGGCCGCGCGCGTGTGGGAGACCCAGCCGTCCGTGCGGAAGGTCGTCGACTACATCGCCCGGCAGCTGTGCACGATCCCCTGGCACGTGTACGAGCGGGTCTCCGACACGGACCGGCGGCGGGTGACGGATCATCCGCTCGCGCAGCTGCTCGCGCAGCCGGCGCCGATGCGGTCTCCGGCCCGGCTGTGGCACGCGACGCTGGTGGACTGGCTGATCTACGACCGGTGGTGCCAGCAGATCCTCCCCAGCGCCGACACGTCCTCCGGGTTCGAGCTGCGGCGCAAGCCCGCCCGCAGGTTCCACGTCTTGGCCGACGATGACGACCAGGCGGACGCCCTGTACCTGATCTCATCCCGGGGGCCGGCCGAAGTGGTGCGGCTGCCCGCGCCGTACCTGTACGACCACGGGTATGCCACGGTCGGCGCGGACGGCACGTCGCCGATGCTGACGCTTCGGCAGATCCTCGCCGAGCAGGCCGAGGCGGTGGAGTGGCGGCGGTCGGTGTGGCGCAATGGTGCCCGGGTCCCGGCCGTGATCGAGCGGCCTGTCGATGCACCGGCGTGGTCCGCCACGGCGAAGCAGCGGTTCATCGCCGCGTTCAACGCCTTCATCGGCAGGGCCGGGCAGGCCGGCGGAACGCCGATCCTCGAGGACGGCATGACGCTCAAGACGGTCAACGCCTTCAACCCGCAGGAGACGCAGGACATCGAGGGCCGCAAGCTCACCGATGCCGAGGTCGCCTCGGCGTACCACATCGCACCGGAGCTGGTCGGCGCCCGCGAGGGCACCTTCAGCAACATCGACGCCTTCCGGCAGATGCTGTTCACGATCAGCCTCGGCCCGTATGTGACGCAGTGGCAGGACGTCCTCAACAGCATGCTGGTACCGCTGATCGCCCCCGGCTCCAACCTCTACGTCGAGGCGAACCTGGAAGCCAAGCTGCGCGGCAGCTTCACCGAGCAGGCCGCGCTGCTGCAGACAGCCGTGGGCGCCCCGTACATGCTGCGCAGCGAAGCCCGCGCGGTACAGAACCTGCCCCACGTCGACGGCACGGACGAGCTGGTGACGCCGCTGAACGTGGTTGTCGGCGGACTCGCCTCGCCGCGGGACACGGCGCCGGACAGCCTCCCAAAAGGTCGGGGCCGCCCCGCGTGAAGGGGCGGCCGGATGACCTGGGCACGTTCGAGACGGAGCGGGACGCCTACGCGGCGGCGCTGACCGAGTGGGCGCAGCGCCAGGCCGACGCCCTGCTGGACCGCGCGGACGCGAAGGCGGATGGGCCGCCGGACTTCTACGACCTGTGGGCCGCGCAGTCGCCGGAGCGGCAGGCCCAGCTCGCCGCGCTGATGCTCTCCTACGGCTTCCGGCTGGCGCAGATCGGCGCCTGGTCGGTCCTCGGCGTCTGGAACCCGGACGCGGACGGCTGGTCGGCGGAGGTCATGGAGGCCTGGCTCGCCGCGGCCGCCGAGACGCACGCCGCCCAGTACGAGCAGGCCGCCTACACCACGGCCACCGCCGCCGTCCGCGAGGAAGGCGACTGGCGGGAGAACCTGCGCGAGGGGCTGAACTCCTGGGTGGTGTCCGCCGGGGTGCGCGCGGTCACCGCCGCCACGGAGGCCCGCAGCTTCGGCTCGCATGATGCGGCCGGCGCCTCCGGGCTGACGCACAAGGTGTGGCGGACCGGGTCGAGCCCGCGGCCGGAGCACGCCCGCCTGAATGGCGACTCGGTGGAGCTGGGCCAGACGTTCGCCAACGGGCTGCGCTGGCCCGGCGACTCCAACGGCCGGGCTGACGAGACCGCGGGATGCAACTGCCGCCTGGACTACACACGAGAGGGGGGCTGACCCATGAAGCCCACGGTCGGGCGCATCGTTCACTACGTCAGCTACGGCACCCCCGGCGGCGAGTACACCTCGCAGTGCCGGGCGGCCATCATCACGGGCGTGCATCCCAGCGAAGGGGAAGGCAGTCTCGCCAACTTCTCCGGACCGGAGACGGTCTCTCTGGCCGTCCTCAACCCGGAGGGGATGTTCTTCAACCAGGTCTGCCGTCACTCCGAGGGTGCCCAGACGGGCGGCACCTGGCACTGGCCCGAGCGAGAGGAGGGCTGACCGTGCCCCGCACCAAGGAAGCGCACGCCCGGATCAAGGCCGCTGGCCCCGCCGACGGGCTCCAGGAAGGCCAGTTCCGGGCCCTGGTCAGCGTGTTCGGCAACGAGGACAGCGTGGGCGACGTCATCGCCCCCGGCGCGTTCGCCCAGGTCCTCGCCGAGTGGAAGGCGAGCGGCGACCCCATCCCGGTCATCTGGGCGCACAAGTGGGGCGACCCGTTCGCCCACATCGGCTCGGTGCTGGAGGCCACGGAGACGGCCGACGGCCTGGAAGTGCTCGCGCAGATCGAGGACATGGACACCAACCCGACCGCGCGCCACGTGCACGGCCTGCTGAAGGGCCGCCGCATCAAGCAGTTCAGCTTCGCCTACGACGTCGGAGAGGGCGGCTGGGTCGACACCGACGACCTCGCCAACCATCCGTGGGGCGAGTACTACGAGATCCGGAAGTTCTCCGCCCTGTACGAGGTGGGGCCGTGCCTGGTCGGCGCGAACCAGCAGACCGAGCTGCTCGCCGCCAAGGCCGCCGAGATCGTCCGCGGCGTGAAAGAGGGCAGGGTGCTGGCGGGCGCGCACTACGACCGTCTCGTCTCCGCCCACCAGGCCATCGGCGAGGTCCTCGCCGCGGCCGAACCCGAGAAGACTTTCCGGCCCCCCGCCAAGGCCGCGGGCCGGACCAATCCCGAGGAGACCGGCCACCGGCCGGCCGAGACGCCCGCCGCCGCCCCCGAGGCGCCCGCGAAGTCGTCCGGTCCGTCGCTCGCCCAGGTAGCCGCGTGGGTCACCGCACAAGAGATGACCATGAGGAGAACACTGTGACGCTGCGCGAGAAGCTCCAAGCGCTGCTGAAGGAAGCGGCGGACATCGTCGCCAAGGCGGCCGAGGAGGACGGCCGCGACTTCACCGACGACGAGGTGAAGCGGATCAACGAGATCAAGACCGAGGCGGAGGAGGTCGAGGCCAAGGTCAAGGCCGCCGACGAGGCGCAGGCCGCGGCCGCCGCGATGGCGGGCAAGGTCGCCGACCGGCCGAAGCCTCAGCTGTCCGGGGTCAAGGACCGCCAGGAGGACGCCGATGCGCACACCTTCGGCGGCCGGTTCGTGAAGTCCGGCCTGTACGCCGAGTTCCGCAAGCAGCACCCGAGCGGCGTGGGCGAAGGCTCCCCGGTCGACATCGGGCGCGTTCAGGTCGGCTCCATGAAGGAGTGGCTGGCCAGCCGCAAGGCGACCGCGGCGCCGCTGCAGGTCGCCCTCGGGAACGTCCAGCCGGTCCGGATGCCGATGGTCGACCAGGTCGACCGCGACAACCTGACGATCCTGGACCTGATCAGCCGTGGCGAGACCGCCGGGAACTTCGAATACTTGCAGGTCACCGGGGTGACCCGGAACGCGGACGTCGTGGCAGACGAGATCCTGCCGGGCGACGCGAACGTGAAGCCCACGTCGACCATGCAGACGGAGCTGGCAGAGGCGAAGGTGTACACCTACGCCGACGGTTACGACGTCACCAACCAGCTCCTGTCCGACGCGCCCGCGCTGGCGTCGTATATGGACAACGAGCTGGGCTACTCGCTGGACTGGGTGGTCGAGGACAATCTCCTCAACGGCCCCGGCACGGGCGGGAAGCCGAAGGGCATCCTGTACACGACCGGTGTGCAGGAGCTGACCTACACCCCGGGTGCGGACGCCATGGCGCAGGTCAAGGCGATCCGGCGGGCCATCACCCGGATCACCACGCTGCCGGGCGGCAACGTCACCGCGGTGCTCATGAGCCCGGAGGACGACGAGGCGTGGGACCTGCTGCAGGACGCCAATGACAGGTTCTTCGGTCAGGGGCCGTTCGGTCAGGGGCCGTCCACGTCGTGGGGGCGCACGCGTGCGCTGTCGCAGCGGCTCGCCCCGGGCACGGTCATCCTCGGCGACTGGCGGCAGGTCGCCCTGCTCGACCGTGAGGGCCTGTCCGTGCTGGCGTTCAACCAGCACAAGGACTACGCGCAGAGGAACTTGACCTACGTGCGTGCGGAGCTGCGCGCGGCTCAGGTCATCTGGAAGCCGAACCGGCTGATCGTCGTCAAGCCCGACACCGCCGGCTAAGGAGGCAGGCAGTATGCCCGAGCACAAGATGGTCACCATCGGCGGCATCCGGGTGCGCGCCGAGGACGAGGCCCGCTACCGCGCCCGCACGGGCGAGAGTGCGGGCACGCCTGCGGGCCCGCTCACGCAGGCGCACGCGGACCCGCGCACGCAGGAGAAGCAGGACCCCGACACCGAGGACGCCCTGTTCGACCCGGCGGAGCACACCGTCCTTCAGGTGATCTCCCACCTGGCGGAGGCCGACGAGGCGGAGACGGCCCGGGTCCTGGACGTCGAGGCCGAGGGCGAGAAGCGCAAGGGGCTGCTGGAGCGCCGTGAGGAGTTCCTCGCCGAGGCCCGGCAGCGCGCGGCGGGCGGCAGCGGTGGCGGGGCCTGAGCCATACCTGGCCGACCCGCAGGACCTGGCCGTGCTGCTGAAGCTGCCGGCGGACGACGTGCGGCTGCTGGCCGCGCTGCGGGCCGCCACCCGCCGCTTCCGCGGCCAGGTCCGCCACCCCGTCAGCCTGGTCACCGACGACACAGTGTTCCTGGACGGCAGCGGGCGGGCAGTGCTGCGGCTGCCCGCGACGCCGGTCCTGAAGGTGCACACCGTCCTCGTCGACGACCAGGCCATCGAGGGCGTGCGGGTGCGGCGGCAGGCTGGGCTGCTGCTGCACCCGGACGGCTGCTGGCCGGAGTGGTCGGAGATCACCGTCACCTACGACCACGGCCAGGACCCGGTGCCCGGCGAGGTCGCCGAGGCGGTCATCGACCAGGCCCGGGCGATCTACCGGACGGATCCGGCGATCCAGCAGATCACCACCGGCACCGAGTCCGTCAGCTTCGCGGCCACCGCGGCGGTCGGCATCACCTCGCAGTGGGCGGCCGCCGTCGAGGCCCACCGCCTGAATCGGGGGGACGACGCCTGATGGTGCTGGACAATCCGCTGCGTCGGGACACCGTGACCGTCATCGACCGGGTGCTGGTCGGCGAGGACGACCGCGGCCACGACGTCTACGAGGACCGCGAGCGCGACGTCGACGACTGCAACGTGCAGCCCGTCAGCTCCGCCGAGGCCAACGACGGTAAGACGCAGGTCGTCACCCGGTGGCGGCTGGCCGGCCCGCCCGGCATGGGCCTGACCGCCCAATCGCGTGTGCGGTTCAGGGGGGTGCTGTACGAGGTCGACGGCGACCCGGGCGAGCACGGCAGCTTCGCCGGGCTGCTGGACCACACCGAGGCGTTCCTGAAGGTGGTGAGCGGCTGATGTCCGGCATCAGGTTCGAGTTCGACCCCAGGTGCCTGCCCAGGATCATGCAGTCCGAGCAGGTCCGCGGCGCGCTGAAGGCCCAGGCGGAGGAGATCGTGCCCCGCGCCAAGGCCATGGCGCGGGCAGAGATCGGGCCCGAGTTCGCCGACTCGATCGGCATTTCGGAGGAAGTCCGCCCGCGTGGCCGGCCGACCGCGAAGGTCATCGCGGACCGGGAGGACGCCGAGGCGCACGAGTACGGCGACAGCAACACCGAACGCCGGCGCGTCCTGGGTCGGGCGGCCCGCACCGGGGAGGGCTGATGTGGCCGGACATGGAGCTGGCCGTCATCAAGGGCGTGCGGGCCCGCCTGGGCGGCCCGCGCGTTACCGACGAGGTCCCGGCCAAGGTGGAGACGCTGGTGCCGGTCGTCGTCGTGCAGGTGGCGAACGGCGCGGACGACCACATCTCCGACACCGTCATCGTCGACGTGGAGTCCTTCGGCGCTGACCGGGCCGCTATGTGGGAGCTCGCCCGACGCTCCCACGCTGCCGTGCACGCGCTCGCCGCGACGATGGTCGGCGGTGTCGTCATCGACACCGTGGACACCGACCAGCGGCCTGTCCCAGTCGCCTACGGCAACCCCGGCGTGCGCCGGGCGATCGCCACCTACCGGCTCACCACCCGCGGCAGGACCGGACCCTGACGCGTAAGCAACCATCCTCGCCCCCACCTGTGCGGGGGCTTCGTCATGGAAGGAGCCCGGTATGCCCGCGGCCGACTTCACCACCCTCGCGGAGATGCGCCAGTCGCTGATCCGCAAGGCACTCAGGTACGCGATCTTCGCGGCGGACCCGGACACGCCCGCCGTGGCCTCGCCGTTCGACGAGGCCGGTGTGCTGCAGACCCTCCCGAACGGCTACCTGCCGGTCGGTTACACCACGGCCGACGGCGTGACGTTCTCCGGCGACCTGTCCACCTCCGACGTGGAGTCCGGGCAGTCCGCATCCCCGACCCGCTCGGACGTGGAGACCGACACCCAGACCGCGCAGTGGGTGCCGCAGGAGACCAACGCCGCGGCGGTCGCCCTGTACGAGAACCTGCCGCTGTCCGGCGCCGGCGCGCTGCCGGAGCTCGGTACGGCGACGTGGACCTGGTCCCGGCCGAAGACCCCGCCCACCAGGTACAGGCGGCTGGTGTTCATCGCCGAGGACCTCAACAAGGCGACCGGGAACCCGCTGTACATCGTCAGGCACTTCCCCAGCGCGCTGCGCTCCGGGCGTGAGGACGAGCAGTGGACGCGCACAGCGGAGATCTCCCGCGGCGTGACCTACCAGGCGTACATCGACGACGCACTCGGCACCGACTCCATCACGTGGATCGACGGACCCGGCTGGCGTGACTTCGCCCCGCCGGTGGCGGGCGGCGCGTGACCGCGTCCCGCAAACCGGCGCAGCGGCGGCGGACTGGGGTGAGCCCCGCCGCCGCTGCGCCTTCCCAGGCACACCCCAAGGCCACCCAGAAGCGAGACGAGACACCCATGAGCAAGCCCAACAAGAAGCGTTACGTCATGTCGCAGGTCCGGCAGCAGTTCAGCGAGGCTGTCGGCGGCGAGGACATCGAGGTCGAGCTGAACAACGGCGAGGTGCTGACCTTTCCTCATCCCTTGTTCGCCGACGACGAGTGGTCCAACCGGGTCGACGAGGCCGAGACGAACCGGGCCAAGGCCCACGCGATCCTCGGTGACGAGCAGTACGACAAGTTCGTGGCCGCCGGCCACCAGGACGCCGACGTGGCGCTGCTGTTCCTGGCCGTGCAGCAGGACATGCAGGGGCAGGTCAAGAAGCGCCCTACACGGTCCTAGACGTCCTCGGGCCGCACCCCGAGGCCGTCGAGGCCGACCTGATGCACCACTACTCCCCGCGGGATCCCGTGGAGGAGTACTGGCAAGGAAAGATCACGCTGCGCAAGCTGCGGGTGATGGTGGAAGGCCTGCCCCCTGACGGGGCCGTGGCCCGGGCGGCGGCAGGCCACCACTGGCAGCACACCGAGTTCATGCTGGCCGACCTGCTCGACCTGATGGCCCGGCTGCTGACCGACTTCCGCAACGCCAACCGGCCGGAGAAGGCCGCACCGCAGCCGTACCCGGAGCCGGTGTGGCGGCCCGGGCAGCCGTCGGAGAAGCAGCGGAAGAGACAGGCCCGCAAGGAGCACGCCGAGGCGCGTGCCGGATACCAGCGGATCGTCGCCCTGGCGACTCCCCAGCACGCCGAGAAGGGGTGATCGTATGCCCCGCGCGGGTGCTGTGTGGGTCGACGTCCTGCCCAACATGAGCAACTTCGGCCGCTCGCTGAACCAGCAGATCGGGGAGCCCGTCGCGCGGGCCTCCCGGTCTGCCGGCGAGGACGGCGGCGAGGGCCTCATGAAGGGCATGGCCGGGAAGATGGCGGCCGGCGCCCTCGCCGCCGGTGTGGCGGCGGGGGCCCTGATCGCCAAGGGCATCGGGGACTCCCTGGAGAGGCAGGCCGCCACCGGCAAGCTGAAGGGCCAGCTGGGCCTGTCCCCGCAGGAAGCTCAGAAGGCGGGGGCCGCGGCGGGCAAGCTGTACGCGGGCGCGGTCACCGAGTCCATCGAGGACGGGGCCGCCGCGGTGCGCGCCATCATGTCCGCCGGGCTGGCGCCGGAGAAGGCCACCACGAAGCCGCTGGCGAACCTGGCCACCAAGGCGCAGGACCTCGCGAGCCTGTTCGAGGTCGACATGCCGCAGGCCGCCAACGCCGCCGGGCAGGCGGTGAAGACCGGACTGGTGAAGAACGCGGACGAGGCGTTCGACGTGTTCACCCGCGGCTTCCAGGTCATGGGCCCGCGCGCCGACGACCTCATGGACACGTTCAACGAGTACGGCACCATCTTCCGGTCGATGGGCCTGGACGCGAAGACCGCCACCGGGCTGATCAGCCAGGGCATGAAGGCCGGCGCGAGGGACACCGACGTCGTCGCGGACGCGATCAAGGAGTTCACGATCGAGGCCGTCGCGGGCAGCGACAAGATCCGCGGCGGCTACAAGATGGTCGGCCTGGACGCCGACCAGATGTTCAAGATGATCGGGCAGGGCGGCGACTCTGCCCGTACCGCCTTCGACATGACGCTGGACGCCCTGCGCAATGTGAAGGACCCCATCGACCGCAACGCGGCCGCGGTCGAGCTCTTCGGTACCAAGGCCGAGGACCTTGGGCAGTCGTTGTACTCCTTGGATCCGTCCAAGGCGGCGGCCGACCTGGGCAAGGTCGGCGGCGCGGCGAAGCAGGCTGGGGACGACCTGCGTGACAACGCCGGCGTCTCCTTCGAGCAGTTCAAACGGCGGGCCCTGATGACCCTCGGGGACGTCGCCACCAAGCACGTGCTCCCGCCGCTCATGAGGTTCGGCAGCTTCCTGAACACTGACGTGCTGCCGCACGTGCGGACCATCACCACGTGGCTGGGCGACCACCTCGTCCCGGTGGTCCGCGGCACCGGCGACGCCATCAGCGGCACTGTCGGCTGGTTCCGGGAGTGGGGCATCTGGCTGACTCCGCTCGCCGTCCTCATCGGCGGCGTCACCCTGGCCATGTCCGCGAACGCCATCGCCACCAGCGTCGCCATGGGCGTAATGGGCGCCTACTCCATGGCCGTGCGCGGCGTCGCGGCGGTGACCAGAGTGTGGGCGGCCGCGCAGGCCCTCATGAACGCCGTGATGGCCCTCAACCCCTTCGTGCTGATCGCGATCGCCGTCGTCGCCCTCGGCGCCGCCCTGGTCATCGCCTATCAGAAGTCGGAGACGTTCCGGAACATCGTCCAGACCACCTGGACGATCATCGCGGACAGCGCGCTGTGGCTGTGGAACACCGTCCTCAAGCCCGTCTTCGACGCCCTGTCGCTGGTCTTCCGCGTCGTGGCCACGATCATCGTCACGGTCCTGCTGGTCGCTTTCAAGGCCTGGTGGACCGGGGTGAAGCTGTACTTCTCCATGGTCGCCGCCGTCGCCATGTGGCTGTGGAAGTCGGTGTTCAAGCCGGTCGTCGACGGCATCGTGTGGCTGTTCGGCCTGTGGTGGTCCGGGGTGAAGACGTACTTCGGCCTGGTCATGGCCGGAGTCCGCGCGCTGGGCGCTGGCGCCACGTGGCTGTGGAAGAACGCCTTCAAGCCGGTCGTCGACGGCATCGTCTCGCTCGCCCTGTGGCTCTACAACAAGGGCATCAAGCCCGCGGTGAACCTCGCCAAGACAGCGCTGACGCTGCTCGGTGACGCCGGCACGTGGCTGTGGAAGGAGGCGCTGGCGCCCGCCTTCCGCGGTATCGCCTCGGTCGCCACGTGGCTGTACGACAAGGGGCTGAAGCCGCCGATCAACAAGGGCAAGGAGATCGCCGGGCAGCTGGCGGACGCCTTCCGCACTGCGAAGGACACCATCGGCGAGCAGTTCGGCAAGCTGTCCGAGCTGGCGAAGAAACCCATCGGCTTCATCATCAACACTGTTTACAACCGGGGCATCGTCGGCACGTGGAACAAGGTCGCCGACGCCTTCGGGGCGCCCAGGCTGGACGAGTTCCACCCCGATGGCTTCGGCCGCGGTGGTGTGCTGGCGGGGCAGTCCTCATACAAGCAGGGAGACGACCAGCTCGTCCCCATGCGCAGGGGTGAGGGCGTGGCCGTGTCCGAGGCGATGCGTGACCCGTATGAGCGGGCCCGCCTGCTCGCGGTCAACAAGGCCGCCATGGCCGGCCGCAGCCTGCGCCCGTTCCAGGGCGAGGGGTTCGCCAAGGGCGGCATCTTCGGGTGGGTCGGCTCGGCGGCGTCCAAGACCGTCGACCTGGCCAAGTCGGGTGTGTCCTGGTTGAAGGACGGCATCAAGGCCTCGGCCGAGGCCGGACTGAACAAGGTCGTGCAGCCGCTCATCGACAAGATCTCCGGCTCGGCGTCGCTGTACCGGGACATGGTCACCGGCATCCCGAAACGCGTGATCAAGGCCATCCTGGGGTTCTCCGGAGAGGCCGACAAGAAGCTGGAGGCCGCCGGCATCGGCGGCAAGGGCTACAAGTCGGCCCTGTCGTGGGCGCGCACCCAGCACGGCAAGCCGTACCAGTGGGGCGGCAACGGCGACCCGTCGTGGGACTGCTCCGGGTTCATGAGCGCCATCGAGTCCGTCATCCGCGGGCAGAAGCCGCACCGCAGGTGGGCAACGATGGCGTTCTCCGGCGCGCAGGCCCCGCCCGGCTGGGTGCTGAACAAGCGCTCCCCGTTCATGATCGGCATCACCAACGCGGGCGTCGGGCACACGGCCGGAACGATCAACGGCACCAATGTGGAGAGCCGCGGTGGCGACGGCGTGGTGGTCGGGGCGCGTGCCCGCTCGTACCGCGATGCCCTGTTCACTCACCGGTATGGCTTCGCGGCCAAGGGCTACGCCGACGGCGGCAAGCCGCGCCCGGGCGAGGTCGCGTGGGTCGGCGAGCGTGGGCCCGAGTTGGTCCGGTTCGGCAGCGGCAGCGCGGAGGTGTACAACCACGTCGACTCCATGCGGATGTGGGAGGGCATCGGCGCCCGCGGTTTCGCCAAGGGCACCACGAAGGCCAAGAGCATCGCGGCGGCCGCGACGGCCAGGGTGAAGGCGGCCACGAAGGCCAACAAGGAAATCCCTGGGGACCTGAAGGCCTTCACCAAGTCCCTGACCGGGTCGGCGGCGGACATCGCCAAGGCTGCGAACGAGCTGGCGAAGGACCTGCGGGCGGCCGGTGGCTCCGGGAAGGTGCTGGCGGTCCGCGTCGCGGCGGTCTCGGCGAAGCTGCAGGTGATGGCCAAGCGGCGCGACGCCATCAGCGGCCGGATCGCGGAGGCCCGGCAGGCGGCGACCGACCAGGCGAAGACCGCCTCGGACTTCATGGGGCTGTCCAACCTGGCCGGCGCTGGCAGCATCAACGATGTCCTGTCCGGCATGGCCTCCCGGCAGGCCACCGTGAAGTCCTTCCAGGGGCAGATCGCTTCCCTGTCCAAGCGGGGCCTGTCCCAGGACCTCATCAGCCAGCTGGTGGCGATGGGCCCGGACAGTGAGCTGGCCGGGATGTTCTCCCGTGCCTCGCCCGGCCAGATCAAGCAGTTCAACGCCATGGCCAAGTCCGGGGCGAAGCTGTCGACGTCGTACGGGCGGACGATGGCGGACGCCATGTACGACGCCGGGAAGGCTTCCGCCAAGGGGTTCCTGACGGGGCTGCTGGCCGACGAGAAAGCCATCCAGGATGCGATGGCCAAGCTCGGCGCGGACGCCGTGAAGGCGATCCGCTCCAAGAAGGGCATCGACGCCCACTCGCCCTCGAGGAAGGGCGCGCAGGCCGGCGCCGACCTCGGCGCCGGTCTGGTGGCGGGCATGGTCGCGGCGGGCCCGGCGATCGAGTCGGCTGCCGCGCGGATGGGTGCGGCCGCGGTTCCGGCCGGAGTCGTCCCGGTCACCTCCGGCTCGAGCGGGCAGGCCGCCGCCGGCGGTCTGGACGGGCGGCCTCTGTATCTGGTGGTGGAGGACGGCACGGTGCTGCGCGCCTACGTGGACGACCGGGTCGACGGCGCTCTGGACGACGTGCGCCGCGCCAAGCGGTCTGGAAAGAAGGGATGAGCCCATGCCGATGATCGTGGACCTGTCGGCTCCGCAGATCACGCCGCCGGCCGTCATCACCAGCCCCGAGGGCTGGCTGACGGCGGTGGTCGACACCAAGTGGGCGGGCGTCTACCTGTCTGTGGACTACCTGGCCGGTCCGGCGCCCCTACCCGGAGCGGGCCAGGTGATGAAGGTTCGGATCACCCGGCAGGATCCGGGCGCGGCCGCGCCGGTCCCGGTCCGCTCGGGGGATCCGGCGTGGGCCGTGGAAGGCGCGGGGCCGGCCTACGACCACGAGGCGCCGCTGGGGGTGGCGGTCGTCTACACGGCCACCCCGTTGTACGCGGACGGCAGGTGGGGGCCGTCCACCTCGCTCGGCCTGGTGGTGCCCGCACCCAAGCCTGCGGAGACGAGGGACCTGTGGCTGAAGTCGCTGGACGAGCCGGGCCTGTCCATGCGGGTGATGCTCGGCTCGCCGGAGGGCACCACCAGCGACGGCCGGCAGGACACCGCCACCCGGTCGGGCAGTCCCTATACGGCGGTCGCCTACGATACGGCGGCCGCCCCGTCCGAGCAGGTCTCGGTGGACGTCCTCGCCGACCAGATCGAGCAGTTCCGGGATCTGATCCGGTCGGGTGTGCTGCTGGCCCAGGTGCGGCCCGGCTACCAGACCCCGGACCGGTTCTTCGTGCCCGACCAGGTGGCGGAGAAGCCCACCGGCAAGCTGGGCAGCACGGGCGGCTACACGGTCACGTTCACCATCACGCCGATCGAGCGGCCGGACACGGCCGGCCAGCCGATGTACGTGCCCGGCTGGTCCTACGACGACCTGGCCGTCATGTTCGCCACCTACGACGCCGTGGCCGCGGCCTTCACCTCGTACGCGGCGCTGTCCACGAACGGGGCGATCGGCTGATGCTGCCCATCAGCCCGGCCTCGCTGAAGGCGCTGGCCTACTGCCGGCGGCCGGTGCGAGCGGAGTGGTCCAACGACGGCGGGCAGACGTGGACTCCGGCGCGGTTCGGGTCCGGGAGCGTGACCCCGGACCGGACCGCGGAGTGCCGGTACTCGGCGTCGGTGGAGCTGCTGGACGCGCCGCGCGGCAGGCACGGCATCAACTCCATCACCACCGAAGTGAGGCTGTTTCAGGGGCTGGGGGTGCCGCGCCGCGAGGTGGAGTGGATCCCGGCCGGCCGCTACGTCGTCGACCGGCTGCGCCGCACCCCGCTGGGCGTGGCGGTGGACCTGCTGGGCCGTGAGGACGTCATCCGTGGCGCGGACCTGCCCACCGCCCGCACGATCGGCCCGGACTCGGCGCAGGCCTGCGCCGACGTACTGGTGGGCGAGGCCCTGCCCGGCGCTGCGATCGCCTGGCGGGACGGGGTGGACGCCGGGACCCCGCTGCCCGCGTGGGTCGTCGACGAGGACCGGTGGGCGGCCCTGTCCGGCGGCACCGACACCTCCGGGGTGTCCACGGGCATCGCCGCCTCACTGGGCGCCGAGGTGTACGCCGACGCGAATGGGGTGATCACATTCGGCCCGGTACCGACCCTGAACGGGCCGGTGGTGTGGCGGATCCCGCGGACCCTGGCCACCGCCGAGCCGTCGGAGGAGGAGAGCAGCGAGAACCTGCGGAACCTGTGGGTGGTCACCGGTGACGGCGGCGACGGCAGCGCGCCGGTGGGTCCGGCCTACGCCTGGGACAACGACCCCGGCTCGCTGACCTACGCCGGGCCGGACCCGGTGGAAGATCCGCTCGCCCCGCAGCGCCTGGGCCTGCCCGGCGTGCGGGTGCGCACCGGCCGCTACACCTCCCCGCTGATCACGAGCATGCCGCAGGCCGACACCGTCGCCCAGGCGCAGCTCGCCGACTCCCTCGGCGTGCAGTCCACGCTCTCCCTGCCCACCGTGTGCAACCCGGCGATCGAGCCGGGCGACGTGGTGGAGATCGAAGTGGAGGACGGGGCGTGGGAGCGGCACCTGATCGACTCCAACCCCTACACCCTCGGCGGGGTGTCGATGACCTGCCAGACCCGCACCAGCACAAGGAGGATCTAGGTGGGGATCCGTGACGAGTTCGGCAAGGACCTGGCCGCGCTCGGCGCGCTCGGCGGCGGCCTGCAGACCGTCTCGGCGGTGGTCACCGACGTCACCGACCGGGGCACGGTGAACCTGTCCATGCAGGGCGCGGACCTGTACGACGTGGCCTGTACGGACGCCTACCGCAACCGGCGGGCGGGGGACACCGTGGCGGTGCGGCGCGGCGCGATCCCGGTGGTGCTGTGGCGGCTCGGCGACGATCCGGAAGACACCAACGAGGCCACGATCCGCTCGATCGCGACCGAGGTCGCCCTCGACGCGCAGGTCGTGCGGGCGGCGAGGTGGGGCACCATGGAGCCGGCCGGGTCCGGCTGGCAGGGCCCGGTCACGCTGTACATGCGGACGAATGCCGAGGGAAAGGTCGAGCTGTACGGGCGCCTTGACCTCCAGACCGAGCCGCCGCCCCCGCCGCCGAGCCCGCGGACACCGCGCCCGGTGACGATCTCCCCGACGTCCTCGGGGTCCTGGCGCGGCGGCCGCCCGGACGACTACGCCGACTTTCCGATGCAGGGCGACTGGACCGGGCGCGGGAACCGCCGGGGCGGCTGGTTCTACGGCACGCGGATCGCCGATGCGTGCGCGGGCAAGACCGTTAGGTCGATGGCGGTGGCGTTCACGCGCCGCCGCGGCTCCGGCGTCAACAGCAAGCGGCCGCTGCACGTGTACCTGCACGGCTACACCTCGCCCCCGTCGGGGCAGCTCAGTCTCGGCGCCGGGCCCGAGGACCTGCTGCGGCTGTCGGTCGGCGCGAAGGGCACCGCTACCTTGCCCGCCGCCTGGCGGGCGGCGCTCGCGTCCGGCTCGGCGCGCGGGCTGGCGATCTACGCATCCGGCCGCGCCGACTACATGGCCGTCTCGGGCGGCTCGATCACCATCACATTCTCGTAAGAAGGGGCCGCCATGGCGACCACTGGATATGCGCAGCTGCCGGTTCCCGGTGGCAAGCAGGCACCGAACACACCCGGCGACCTGGCCGCGCTCGCGCAAGCGATCGACCCGCACCTGGTGCAGCACGTCACCAACCAGGCCGAGCGGGACAGGGTATACGCAGGGGCGCCGCTGCACACGCTGGTCAGTGCGGACGACGGATCACTGTGGATCAAGACGTCCGCGACCGCCAACGTGTGGGCGACGATCTATCAGCCGCTGCCCGCCTGGCGGCCGGTCTCGCTCGCGGGCGGCTACGAGGCCGGCGGGTTCGCCCCGCAGGTCCGCCTGGTCGGCAAGCAGGTGCACCTGCGCGGCCGGATCCAGCGCACGGACGGCACCACGTTCCCCATGGCGGGCGTCAAGGTCGGGGACGTGCCCGCGGACTGCCGGCCCGCGGTGGTGGGAGTCTGGGCCGGCGGCGCCTCGCTGACGGGGGATCCGATGACCGGGGTCGGCCGGTTCGAGGTCCTCGACGAGAACACCTCGTCGTCGCTCGGCGGCCCGGGGTCGCTCATCTGGTTCAGCCAGGACGGCCTGCAGGTGACGGGCGGGACGGGCGTGATCTGGGTCGACATCTCCGGCTCGTACTGGATCGACTGAAAGGACGCCTGCGCCCCATGACGCTGTACACCTTCGGTGGCAACCCTGCTGCCGTCCTCACCGATACCGCCGGAAACGTGATCCCGAACTATCCCGTCAACGTGCGCCGAGCCGGATCCGGCGAACTGGTCACTGCACTGTTCGAGGCGGACGGCACCACCCCGATTGGCGAGCTCCGCTCCAACCCGGCGACGTCGTCTCAGCCGGGGGCGATCCGCACCTTCACCATCCCAGACGTCCGCGCGATCGAATACCAGTACCTGGACGCCCACGGCAACCCGGTCACCTGGTACGAGGCGGCCCGTGAGATCGCCCCGACTGCGCTCGACGCTTCCAGCGCCGCTACCGCCGTGGCCGAGGACGCGCAGGCCGTCGCGGCTGCCGCACATACCGCGGCCGCGGCCGCGCAGGCTGCCGCCGACGCTGCGCAGGGCACCGCCGACCAGGCGCTCATGAACGCCGGTATGCCCGGCTGGTACGTGGTCACCGGCGCCGCACGGGACGGCAGCACGGACGACTACGCCGCCCTCCAGGCCGCCCTGGACGCGGCCCGCCCCGCGGGCGGGGGCACTGTCCTCATCCCGCCCGGCCGCTACGCCACCGCCAAGGCGCTGACGGTCTACGACAACACGGTCATCTACGCCTACGGCGCCACCATCAAGGCGATCGGCGGCGGGGGTCTGCTGCACAACTACGCCAACACCAGCGAGGCGTGGAACGGCTACAACGGGCGGTCGAACATCACCGTCGCGGGCGGCACATGGGACGGCAACGCGGGCACCGGCCCGGGCCAGACCAGCGGCCTGCACGACGTGATGAGTTTCAACCACTGCCGGAACATCACCGTCCGGGACGTGACGATCCTCAACACGTCCCAGGCGCACGCCCTGGAGTTCAACGCTGTCGATGGCGGCCGCGCGATCAACTGCCGCTTCCTGGGCTTCGCCGACCTGTCCCCTGGCGGCACCCGGCAGTCCTCCGAGGCCGTGCAGATCGACATCGCCGTCAGCGGCTCCAGCCCCGTCGGCGCGTTCGACGGCACCCCGTCCAAGAACATCGAGATCATCGGCTGCTACTGCGGCCCCAGCGACCGGCTCGGCGCGTTCGGCCGGTTCGTCGGCTCCCACACGATCGCGGCGGGCACCTACTACGACAACATCACGGTGCGCGGCAACGTGGTCGAGGGCACCCTGGCCGAGGGCATCCGCGGCTACGGCTGGCGCCGCGCCGTGATCGAGGGCAACATCATCCGGAATACCGCCAAGGCGGGGATCGTGCTCACGGTCCCCAACCCGAGCGCTGGCTACTCCCTCAACCCGGATCAGATCGTCGTCTCCGGCAACGTCGTGGACGGGGCGGCGAGCGAATCGGGCATCCGCGTCATGGGCTACGCGACCGCCCAGCACTCCGGTGTCCGTATCACAGGCAACACAGTCAACGGCCGGGGCAGCGGCAGCGCGAACGGCATTCAGGTCGAGTGCTGCAAGGGACCGGGCGTCACCGGGAACAGCATCGAGGCCACCGGAAGCACGGGCGTCTACGTCAACCAGTGCACCGATGCCCTGGTCAGCGGCTGCACGGTCACCGCGTCCGGCTCGAACGGGATCAACCTCACCGACTCGCCGGGAGGGGCCGTCACCGGGAACACGATCACCGGCACGGCCGCCAACCACGGCATCACCGTCGGCGGCGGCGGGGACTCCCTGATCTCCAACAACCACATCGCCGGCGCCGCGAGCGCGGGGATCCGCCTGTCGACCAACGCCGTGCGGTGCACAGTCACCGGCAACAAGATCCGCAAGGCAGGCGGCACGGTCGCCACCGTCAACGGCATCAGCGCGCACACCAGCGCGACCGGCGCCGTCATCGCGGGCAACGACCTCACCGGCAACGGGTGGACCGCCGCGGTCGCCCTGCTCGTCACCGGGACCGGGGCTGTTCTCGACTGGGCCGGAGGCACCGCCAGTCCCGGGCACAACCGCATCTGATCCACCACCACCTCGAGCCCCGAGCCAACCCGGCCGGGGTCTTTCTCATGCCCTTGGAGGCACGCATGCCCGAGCTGTGGATGCCCGGCGCGCAGAGACTCGACATAGGCGGCCACGCCCCGACCGACGGCGGCCCCGCCAAGGCCATCGGCCACATCACCTGGGACAAGAACGCCACCGAGGCCAAGCCGATCGCGCTCGTGCCGTACGAGAACCTGCGCGACTACTTCAGCAAGAACCCTTCCGGCCGGGCGGTCGCCCCGCACATTCTGTGGGACCCGTTCACCGGCCGCATCTGCCAGTTCTTCCCGGCGAACTCCCGCTCCCTGTCCCTGCGGGACCTCGCGGGCGGCACGCGCACCAACCGCGCCGGGTCCGTCGTGATCCAGGTCGAGGCGCTCTTCTTCCCGTACTGCAAGGTCGACGGGAAGGTGTACGCCAAGCTGAAGGACACCCCGTGCAAGGGCTGGCCGGAGCTGCAGGCGTGGGTGCACTCCTGGGGCGTCCCCAACAACTGGGCCATGGGCACACCGGACGGCTTCAAGTCCCGCCGCTCGGCGTCCACCTGGGCGAGCAAGCCCGGCTGGTACGCGCACGGCGACGTCCCCGAGAACGACCACACGGACCCCGGCAGTTGGCCCGCGTTCGTCGGCACCACGGCACCGAGCAAGCCGACGCCCACTGCATCGAAGCCGAAGGTGTCGCTGGCGCACGTCATCGCCGCGGCCCGCCGCGACCCGGCCGCCACGCAGGGCCACACCACCCACAAGAACGAGGTCCTCCTCGTCGAAAAGGCGCTCCAGGCCGAGGGGCTCCTCGCCAAGCAGTGGGTCGACGGAAGCTTCGGCACCAAGACCCTCACCGCCTACGCCGCACTCCAGCGCCGCTACGGCTACACCGGCAAGGACGCCGACGGCATCCCCGGCCGCGCTTCCCTCGAGCGGCTCGGCGACAAGCACGGATTCACCGTCACCGCCTGACCCTGGGAAGGAACCCATGAGAATCTCCAGCATCGCCAAGTCCATCGTCGCCGGCCTCGCCGCCGGTGCCACGGCCGCGGTCACCGCCGTGCAGGACGGCGTACTCGACACCGGAGAGGGCATCACCATCGTCCTCGCCATCCTCGGCGCCTGGGGCATCACCTGGGCGGTCCCCAACCGGCAGCCGCCGCAGAGGGCCACCCTTCCGCGCGACCTGTAGGAGCCACTTTGGACGCCACCACCCTCGGCAGTTTGCTCGCGGGCGTGGGCGCGGTCGTCGGCGGCGTGGTGGCGTATCTGGGGAAACGCAGCGAGAACGCTCTCACCGGCTACAGCTCGCTCACTGACAATCTGCAGGAGGAGCGCGACCGCCTGGACCGGAAGGTGGCCGAGCTGACCGCCGCGCTCGCCGAGCAGGCCGCACTACGGGCTGCCGATCAGGCCGAGATCGCCCGCCTGCGCGCATTGATCATCCACCTTGGAGGGCAACCGTGACCCGGACAGAGCGGGCGTTGGCCCGCAGCTGGCGCCCTCTGGCGTTGCTGTGCTGGATGGTCGCTCTGTCCGGCGCCGTCGTCATCATCTGGGCACGCATCGACGCCGAGGCCAGCCGCGCCGAGCAGCTGGCGGCGGAGGCCGACAAGCGGGGCGACGCTGTGAGCACCCTGGCGGGGGACGTGCGGGTGCTGCGCGCGCAGATCGAGGCGGAGGGGCAGACGCCGGCGGCACCGGACCCGTCGCGCGCGGTCGATGATCTGCCCGCGCGTGCCAGGGTGCCGGTGCCGATTCCGGGCCCGAAGGGCGAGCAGGGCAGGCCGGGCAAGGACGGCTCTGCCGGGGCGGACGGCAGCGACGGAGCCGACGGCGAGGACGGGAAGCCGGGCGCTCCGGGGGCGCAGGGACAGCAGGGTCTGCCGGGGGAGACCGGCCCGCAGGGGCCGACAGGGCCGGCAGGACCGGCAGGACCGGCGGGCCCGCAGGGTGAGCAAGGCCCGCGGGGCGAGCGCGGCGAGCAAGGACCGCGCGGCGAACAGGGGCCACCCGGGCCGTCCTGTCCCGACGGCTACAGCCTGCAAGCCCCGGCATGGGACCCGGATGCGCTGGTCTGCAGGCGAGACGGGGCACCTCAGCCGGAACCGCCGGCGGCGTCGACGCCTCCAGCGATTTTGGGTGAGCGCCGCCGCGCGTAGGCGCCGGCTACCTCCTGCAGTTCATCGACCACTGACACCACGAGCCCCCACCGCCTACGGGCGGTGGGGGCCATTTCGTCATGCCCGGAATCAGGACGCGTCGGGCGCTGCCTCGAAGCTGTACTCGTACCCGATGGCCAGCCGATAGGGGAGGCACCACTCTCCGTATTCAATGACGCCCTCGTCGTCCCATAGGCGGTGGGCGCCCGCGAGGATCGGCGACCCGATGCGCAGGCCCAAGTAGTTCGCCTCTCTGGCGTCGGCGTCACGGCCGTGTATGTCGTCGCGGCCTGCCTTGATGCGCCGCCCGGTCGCCTGCTGGATCTTGGGCAGCAGGCCGGGCGAGGACGAGCGGGAGGTGGACAGCAGCTCGGGCACGGCGGCGGCGAAGTGCGCTGGGTACCAGGTGACGAACAGGCCGGTGCGCTGCTGGCCCTTGCCGGTGTGCCACTGTCGGCGCACCACCTGGTCGCCCTCGCCCAGGTCGAAGATGTCGGCGACGTACACCGGCGGCTTGATCAGCTCGGCGGCCGTGACGATCATCGTCTCGCCCTCGGCGAGGACGGAGCCGGTGCGCAGTACGCGGGTGATGCGGTCGTAGCTGGAGGGGGCGATCTCCGGCGCGTTGGCGACGAACGTGCCGCGGCGGCTGGTGGTGATGTAGCCCTCGACCTGGAGCTGGTCCAGGGCTCGGCCGAGGGTGGCCACCGAGACGCCCTCCGCCCGGGCCAGCTCTCGCTGCCCCGGGAGCTTCTCCCCCTCCGCCAGGTCGCCGTCGAGGATCCGGCGGCGGATCCGCTCGGCGACCTTCATGTAGGGGTGCTCAGGCTCTGGCATGGACTCTCCTGCGTCCTAGGGTACTGCCGACTGTACTAGGACACAGGTCACTCCAGGGAGGGAGAATGTGCGCGCCCCCTGGTGCAGTGTCCTAGGTCACGCTAGCTTGTGCCCTAGGACACGCTGAGTCCCGGCGGCCGTTGTGCGGTCCTGGGGCGTGGCCATGTTGCGAGGGAGCGTCGCCATGGGAAGCAGTACCGCCCCACCACCGGCTGCCGAAGAGCAGGACCAGGACCTGTATCCACCGGACATTGCCAAGATGCGCCAGGCGGTGAACGTCCTGCTCGACCCGGACGCAGCCCCCGACGCTCTTCCGCCGGCCCCCGAGAAGCTCGACACGCTCACGCTGCAGCTGCGCGGACACCTGCAGCGGCTGATGCCGGAGGTCGAACGGTCGGCGCGCAAGCTGCCGAAGAACAGCGTTACCCGGTACTGCGTGCTCGCCTGCCTTGGAGAGGCGCGGGAGCGACTGCGCGCTGAGCCCAGCCAACGCTACGGCGGACCGGCCGGCCACGCCCGCCGCCTGGCCCGTGCCCTGAACGCCCTCTTGGACCATCACGAGAAGATCGGCGGCCACCGGTGATCGCGGCCACTCCTGATCGCGCGGGTTCTTCAGCCGTGAAGGCCATCGTCGGCCTGGTCGTGTACGTGGCGGCCGTGACCACCCCCGTCCTCGCCGTGGTGCTGGCGCGGACCCCGCACTGACGCAGCATCCCCATGGCGGCCGCTTCGGGTCAGGGTCGCACCCAGAAACGCCCCTCCCGTCGCGAACTGCTAGCCGCGGCGGGAGGGGGCAAGCCCCGCCCCGGGGTCCCCAACCCTGGACAGGTCTAACCCCGGGGCGGGTCGCACGGCGGCGCGGGGACCGCATCCCCGCAGCAGCACAGCGTGAAGGGATAGGCACATGACCGCAGTTCCCGAGTTCGAGTTCCGCACCTCCACCACGTGCAAGTACAACAACAGCGACCCGCGCTGTGTGGAGGTGGCGACGAACGTCCCCGGCAGGGTCGCGGTCCGCAGCTCCGTGACCGGCCAGTCGGTCGAGTTCACGGCGGTTGAGTGGACCGACTTCCTGGCCGGTGCCAAGCTGGGCGAGTTCGACGTCACGGCGTAAGGAGTCGTCATGGGGCAGTGTCCGCAGTGCGGCGGCAGCGCGCAGCCCGACCCGGAGCACTCCGGTGTGCTGTGGTGCCTTACGTGCTGGCACGCCTGGACGCTGCCCCGTGAGCGGCACTGCCCCGGCTACCGGCCGGCGTTGAACGCGGCACTGCGCATGCTGGACGCGTACCGCGACCTGTGCCGCTGACGGCCCGTCCTACGGCCCCGTCTGTCTGCCTTCCCCGTGGCGGATGGGCGGGGCCTTCGTCATTCCTCGAGGCGGTCGCCTTCTCGTACGAGGTCGGCGAGTGGCACTCCGATGGCGCGTGCGATCCGTAGAAGCGGGTCGACGCTGTATCCATCGTCGCCGCGCTCAATTCTCTGGACGGTTGAGCGGGCGAGCCCGGTACGCCTTACGACCTCATCCTGGGTGAGTCCTGCCCCTTGCCGTGCGTCCTGGATGCGGCCGCCAATCTCTTGGCGGCGCTGCCGTAGCCAGGCGTCGGTGTGGGGATCATCGAGCACCCCCTTACGCTCAGATGATCACTGTAGACGTGTCTGCATCGATATTCAGGCTTTTTGTGATCTTGGTATTGCTGCAAACTTAAACTTCTCTCCACTGGAAAGCACCACCATGAACGACCCCGAGCCTGAGGCAGGCGCCCGCGCCCGCCCCGAGTGGCTCCCGGACACTCAGTCCGCCGCATCTCTTGCCGCCCGCCTCGCGAGCTACCGCCTTACTCCTGACGTGATCCTCGGCCGCTACGCCTGGCTGGCCGGCGGCCGCTGCTTCAAGTGCAGGAAGGAGGAACGTTTCGTCACGGAGATCGGCGTCCGGGGTGAAGGTGCCGTGGAGCGCGCGCTGCTGATGTGCGGCAGCTGCGTCCTCGCCGAGGAGGAAGCGCGCCTTGGGCGGATGCGCCGCAGACGCCGACTGTACGTCCCCGGGCGGATCGGCCGGCGGGAGTGA